ATACTACTTGAAAGACGAGCATAAACAAAGACAAACTCTGGCGGGTGCAACTTTGCAGAATCAAGGCAGCACAAGCATGAGAAATAATCCAGCATTTCCAGATCATATTAAACGTGTGTTGGATTTATATAAAACTTTTTAATGGCTCAAAACTTAGATAAGCTAGTAAATATGATGCTCTCAGGAAACTTTAGAAGAGCAAAGTATTTTAGAAGAGCTATAGACAATAACTTAGGGGTTAGACAGAAACTAAGTCTACAAAAAGAATATATAGATAGATTTGAGGCATTTGCCTCTGCTGCTGTATCCGCAGACCAAGAAGGCGGAGAAACTTCTAGATTTGAGTTTGAAGGACAAACTTTCACTTCTAGAGCTGCTCTTCGAACTGTAGCTGCTGTAAGAAATAGAACAGGAAAGTTTGGAAGAGCAAACTTTAAGCAACAATCTTACTTGCTTAAAAAGCTTTTTCCAGAATTAGCAGAAGGGCAAGAACTAGGGCACAAAAATTTAAGTGTTCTAAGAGTTTCAATAGGCTCGACCCTGAAGGCCATGGATAGATCAGACCCTCGCAGGGACAAGCTAAAAGCTTTGTACGCAACTGTTTTAGAAATAGATAAAATAACAGAAGCAGGAGAAGACACTTTAGAAAATCTAATTAGAAAACTAGAGAAAAGCGTTAAAAAAGGCTTTTCAGTAAAAGCTAATTATACTAAAGATGTAAATATTGTTAAAGGTATTCGAGGATCAATAGAGCTAGAATTTGAGCCTAAAGACATAAATCAATACAAAGGAAGACTAGCAGGTAGAGTTGGGGCTATATTTCGTGAAGTAATTTTAAGCGATTTTTCTAATTTTGAAAAACAGTTAGGAAACGTAGATCTAGCAAATATACAAGGATCTCCTTCTTTAAAACAAGATATAACAAAACAAATAGTAAACACTGTAGATCCTAAGAAAAAGGCAAAAAAGAGTAAATCTACAAAACGAATAAAGAAAGAGGGCTTTGGCTCCTCAGTTGTTCTAGGAAAAACTAAAAAGTCTAAAGTTAAAAAACCTACAGCAAAACGAGGAAAAAGATCAGAAGCGAGTTTGTTTAGATATATAGGAATACTTAATCAGCAACTTCCTAGTGTAGTTGCAAAAAATATGGGAAGTCCGGCACTAAATTATCAAACAGGTAGATTTGCTTCAGGAGTAAGAGTAACAGATATTTCTAGAACTCCTCAAGGGTTTCCTAGTGTTGGCTACACGTATCAGTTGTATCCATATCAGACTTTTGAGCCTGGGTATGCTCAAGGAGACCCAGATAGGGATCCTAGACCTTTGATTGATCGCTCGATTAGAGAGATTATGGCACAATTTGCAATAGGAAGATTCTATACAAGGAGACAATAATGGCTGAAAGAACATATGCAACACGTAGGCAGTCCATTATTAATGCTATTGTAGATAAGCTAAAAGAAATAAATGGAGCAGGAAATTATTTAACAGATTTAGGGGAAAATGTTCATCCCCGATTAAAATTTTGGGATGAGGTGGAAGAATTTCCTGCCCTTCATTTAAATGCAGGATCTGAAAGCAGGGAGTATCAAGGCGGAGGATATAAAGATAGATTTCTTTCAGTTACTATACGTTGCTATGTAAATGAAGAAGACGCCGTAGATGCTTTAGATAAACTACTAGAGGACGTTGAAACAGAAATTAGGAGATAATAATGGCTGAAAATTTATATTTTTCACGCGACACGAAAGTCTACATTGAGTTTGACAGTGTCATCTGGGAAATGCCTGTACTTGATGGTTTTAGTTTCTCTCAAGCAACTAATTCCACCGAAATTACTCTTGCTGAGATGGAAAGCTCCACAGGAGTAAGTCGAAGAGGTCGTCGTGCATTCAATGACGCTTTGGCTCCTGCAGAATGGAGTTTTTCAACTTATGTACGTCCGTACGTTTCAGCAGGAACAGGCACGGGAGCAGCAGATGATGAAGCAAGTCATCATGCAGTAGAAGAAGTATTGTGGGCACTTATGGCAGGTGCAGATAATTATGACGGTACAACCGACTATGACTTTGATAAAGGTGGAACCTCTGTAACTACTCACGATGGTACAGACTTAGATATAGACTTTGATTCTTCAAATACAAGTACATTAAGTACTTTTACTATTTACTTTGTTCTTGGAGCAGCAAATAGAAAAGTATACAAGATGGCTTCTTGTGTTGTAAATGAAGCATCAATTGATTTTGATATCGATGGTCTTGCAACAATTAATTGGTCTGGTTTTGGATCAGAGATTACAGATGTGTCAGGCTCTACTATCGAAGATACTGTACAACCTACAGATGGTGATACTACAAATGACGGTACTGCTATCGCGGTAGGAGATATATGGTTAGACTCAAATGATAGCTATCGTTTGTATAAACTTACAAACGTAACTGCTGCTTCTGAAGCATCTACTGCGGCTGTATATGAAGATACTGCTGCTACTGATAACTTTATTCGAAATCGTCTTACTGTACTTACAGTAGCTCCAACCAGCCAAGACCCGGACTCAGACGGTGCTGATGAACTTCAAGCTTCTTACAATCTGACTCTGACTGGTGGAACAATTAATATTACTAACAATATTAATTATATTACCCCAGAAGAGCTTGGTAAAGTAAATATTCCTTTTGGTCATATAACAGGTACTCGTACTGTAAATGGTAATTTTACTTGCTACTTGAATCGTACAGATTGGACAGATTCGAGTTCGGATGAATCAGCAAATTTCTGGGAAGATATGAAGTCTATCGACAATGTTGTAACTAACTCTTTTGTACTTACCTTTAAGGTAGGCGGAGATACTTCAACTCCTCGATTAGAAATGGCAATGGCTACAGCTCACTTACAGATCCCAGAGCATAGCATTGAAGATGTAATCTCTCTAGATACTACTTTTGAGGCACTGCCTTCAACAATTAGTGAAACTGACGAAGTTACAATCAAGTATGTGGGAGCAACATAAAAAATAGTTCTTGACATTTATGGTGTTTTGAATTATACTATAAAGAACGTGGGGAGGTCTCGGCCTCCCTACTTTTTTAACCGAAAAGAAGGATTTTTGAATGACAGAGGCAGCAGTAAAAAAGGAACCAGTATCGCTCGCGAGTCTTATGACTCCAAGCAAAACAGTGACTATAGACTTTCCTGGTTATGACGGTCTAACTGTTGATTTGTGTTATCTTGGAAGAGATGAATTACTGAAACTTCGTAAGAAGTGTGTAACAACAAAATTTAATAAGAAAACTCGTCAACCTGAAGAAGAGTTAGACGAAGATAAGTTCTTAACAGAATACGTTAAGGCAGTTATTAAAGCGTGGTCGGGATTTAAATATTCATACTTAGAAGAGTTTCTTTTGGTGGATGTTTCTTCTCAAAATGCTAATGATGAACTGCTTTTTACTCAAGAAAATGCAGAGTTATTGATGAAAAACTCAAATGTATTCGATACTTGGGTAACAGAAACAGTAGGCGATTTAGAAAATTTTACTGGGAGCAAGTAGAAAGAGTTCAAGACCTACTTGCTCGCTATGTGAGAGAACAGAACTCAAACTTCGATGTAGGTAAGTATTTATCTATATGCGAACAGTTAGGTGAAGAGCCCGACCCCCAAAAGATGCCGCTTACCGAATCAGATTTTCCTGATGAGGTTCAAGTGGCATTTTTTATGTTTAACCTTCTCTCAGATGTTTGGGAAGGAATGTCAGGTTCATACATGGGAAAGGACTGGTCAGGATGTGATCTTTTATTTTCCACATATGAAGTAAATGATAAAAGAAATACTTTGTATTTTATGAAAATGTATGAACGTCTTACAATGAATTTTAGATTTGAAGAGGCAGAAAGAAAGCGAAAAGCAAAAGCAGCCGGAGAAGGTTTAGAAAGAACCGCCAAAGGTGCTAGAACTGCTGATCGAAATCTAAAAGGTGCTGCTCGCACATCTTCAAATACTACTAAAAACTTTTCAAAAATGGCACAAGGAATCAATGGAGGCCTTGTTCCTGCTTATGCTGTTCTTGCAGCAAACATTTTTGCTGTATCTGCAGCCTTTAACTTTTTAAAAGAGGCAGGTAATCTTGTAGCTCTTCAACGAGGACAAGAAGCTTATGCTGCATCCACTGGTGTAGCTTTAAGAACCTTAGCACAAGATATTGTAGCTGCCACCGAGGCTCAAGTAGCTTTTACAGATGCATCTCAAGCAGCTGCTATAGGAACAGCCGCTGGATTAACTACTGATCAATTAACAGCTCTTGGAGAGGGGGCAAAAAATGTTTCTGTAATTCTTGGAAGAGATGTTACAGACTCTTTTAACCGTTTAGTACGGGGTGTAACAAAAGCAGAACCAGAACTGTTAGATGAATTAGGTATTATCTTAAGACTGGATGATGCTACTCAACGCTATGCTGCAGCAACAGGAAAGGCGGCAAATGCTTTATCTGTTTATGAGAAATCACAGGCAGTTACGTTAGAAGTTTTAAGACAGTTAGATGAAAAATATAATCAGGTTGCAGACTCAACAGATCTAAGTGTAAACTCTTTTAATCAATTAGGAAGAGCATTTGATGAAATCATAAATAGAATAAAAGAACTTTCAGTAGTTTTTCTAGGACCTTTAGCAGATGCAATAGTAAAAACTCCGGAACTTGGAATTGCAGCTCTAGGACTTTTTGCTAAGACAATAATAACTGCAATTATTCCAGGCATAGGAGATTTTGGTACTCGCGCACAAGAAGCAGGAGACAAGGCTCGAGTATCTTTAGAAAAAACTCAAGCAAAATTACAAACACTTGGAAAAACATACGATAGAACTGCTGGTAAAGCCGCCGCCGCAGGCAGATTAATGAAACTTCAAGATCCAGGTTTTCAAGGCACAGGATTTAAAGCACTTAGAAAAGGCAGAGGAGCACAATTAAGTTCTCAACAACTTGTTGGAATGAAGTCTGCAATAAACAGTACTAAAAAATTATCCGATGAGATGAAAGCAAAATGGGTAAAAGACTTAGATGTTATGCTTTTTGCTACTAAGCGTTCCACTGTAGGAATAAAACAAGCTTTTGAAACTACTGGCACAGGTTTGCGAGGAATTTTTGCAAGAATTAAAATAGCGTGGTCAACAACTATGGCAGCTATGGCTACAATTGCTAGATTTACTGCAGCAGCAATAAGTTTAGCTTTTACAGCCATAGGTTGGGTTGCAATTATTTATTCAATATATGAAGTAGGCAGAAGTTTTTTCGGAGCAAAAGAAGAAACAGAAAAAGCTAGTGATGCAGCTCAAGAATATAAACAACGTATAGAAGAGTTGACAGAAAGAACAAAGGGGTTAAATGAACAGTTTGAAAAATTTGCA